TCTGTTTTATATCTATTTTCATATAGTGTCAACATGTCTGTTGGACCTTTTAAAAACATATATGCTTCTACTAAACATGCATATAATAAACCTTGTGGAAAATTTAAACTAACATAATTGGTTTGATTACCAGATTCTAAAGTTGCTGGCATTTTATTGTAAGATATTCTATATATGTAATTAGCGTCTGGAGTAGGTGCTAAATAGATAGATCCTGAAGTAGTATCCGATAATCCTGTTGCACCACCAAACATAGAGTAATATCTAGGTTTTCCAGTTACATCTGCTCCTGATGTAGTTGATCCTTCTGGACCTGTTAATCTTCCTACATATTCACTTAAAAAAGTTTGATCACGTCTTTCTAACCATGTACCTTGTTCAGTAGAATTTGTTGCATTAAATACCTCAACACCTCTTACAAATAAAGATCCTGCAGGCACTCTAATATTATTTACATCTGTCGCCATTGTGCCTTGTTCAACAAACCTATCTGAATCCATGGGTAAATCCATCATAATTCTTTGTTGAGCGTTTAAAATAAAACTTTCTAAAATATCTGTTGTAAAAACGTTAGAATCTACTTCTGTATAGTTTCTAATTTGTGTGACTAATGTATTGTAACTAATTCCTGACATAATTAACCTCTATCATTAACGGGTCCAATTGTACACTGAAAACCGCCTCCTGTTTCTGCGCTTGTAGCATTAGATACTAAAGGCACTGTTAAAGAATTATATATTACTTTTGTAGAAGGTTGCGCTCCTGTATCAAAAGTTGTTCCTACAGCTGTTGCTAAATAAGATCCATAAACCTTAGCTCCTGATAAATGAGAACTAGCTGTTGTGTTAGAAAAACTTTTTCCTTTGTATGGAGCAGAAGTTCCACGTGTGCATCCTGTTAATGTGTTTGTAGTTCTACCTGTATATTCAATAGTTTCATTTTCATATTTACCTGTTTCACTATTTACTTTTTCTATAACAATATAACCTGCTGTTGGAAATTCAGATCCATCAGTTAAAACTATAGATGTAGCAGTATCACTTATGTTTCCATTTAATGTTGTAGATAATTCTAAAGTTGTAATTGCAACACCTCCAACTGGTTGTTTGACAGCTTGAAATCTTACATGTGTTGTGCCTTCATTTAATTTATTATCTGGAAAAGAAACACTTAAAACTTTAGATGCTGCTGTTGTTGTAAATGGGTTTTCTGGTAAAATATCTTGTACTGGAAACTCAACTCTTGCTGGTCTTGCATGCATTAAACCTTGTGGATCAGCTCCTACAGGATGTGGTTCTAATTGTGGTTGTTTAGGTTCAAACTCTGAAATATGCACCCACGCACCAGTCCATTCTTTTACCATTTCTCTGTATGGAAATGCTGCGCCTGATCTATCAGAAATTGCTAATGCTCTACTGCCTTTTGCGAATCTAGCCATTAATTTCCTAAAGGTTTATCTATATTGCCACTTGCTTTTACGGTTAAAGTAATTATATCACTTACATCCATAGCACCTAATAAAGATTCAAAATCTCCAATAGGTAAGGGTTCAACTCCTATTTCTCTAACTGCTCTAACATAATCTTTGTATTGTTCCATATTTTTTTCCTATACATTTGGATAGTATGTCTTCGGAGTAATAAATGTGCTAGCTGGAGAACCATCTTCTGATAATGCTCTTGCTAATTCATCCTCGTACAACAACTTCATCTCCTGTGTTCGTTGTGGTGCAAACTTCATAGATAAGTAATATGATAATCCTGAAATCATGCATGGTACAAATCTAAAAGGT